GAGCGCTGGATCTGAACCAGTATTGGTGGATTGCCCAGCCCGGGCAGGAGCTGGCGTTGCCTGCTGGGCGCGTGGGCCATGTGATGGAGGCTGACATCAACCAGGAGATCTACGGCATCCCCGACTATGTCGGCGGTCTCAACTCGACCCTGCTCAACGAGTCGGCCACCCTGTTCCGTCGCCGCTACTACGAGAACGGCAGCCACGCTGGCTTCATCATGCACATCACCGATGCGGTGCAGAACGAGGCGGACATCACCAAGCTCAAAGAGGCGCTGCGCCAGAGCAAGGGCCCCGGCAACTTCCGCAACCTGTTGCTTTATACCCCGAACGGCAGCAAGGACGGGGTCAAGCTGATCCCGGTGGCCGAGGTGGCCGCCAAGGATGATTTCCTGAGCATCAAGAACGTGAGCCGGGATGACCAGTTGGCCGCCCACCGGGTACCGCCCCAGTTGATGGGAGTCATGCCCAACAGCACCGGCGGCTTTGGCGATGTGACCAAGGCCGCCCAGGTGTTCGACATCAACGAGATAGACAGCATCAAGGCCAGCCTGCTGGCGCTCAATGACTGGGCGGGGGAGGAGGTGATCCGGTTCAATCCCTACCGACTGTCAGATCTGACAGGGCAGGCCGAATAGGCGAGGTTATAGTTACATCGAACATCTGGTGTTTGTGTATGTTCACGGTGTCATAAAAGCCCCCTCACCGAGGGGGCTTTGTTTTGCCTCTCATCTGGCGGCCTGAGCGCGCCGCTACGGTATCGACCCGCTAACCGCTCCCGACACACTCCCTGAGCCTCAAGCATCACCCCAGAGCGGCATGCGCAGCCTGCCGACCCCTGCCAGCACCCAGCGCGCGCAGTTGAAGCCCCGCCTCGCCTGCCCGCTTTATGTGTGAAAAATCATGCAGGTGAACGACTGGGGGAGGGGAACGGCTCCCCGCGCCAGCACTGGCCGCGTGCGGCTTTTCGGATCCTTTTTGCGATCCTTCACTTTCCGTCAGATCCTTTCAATCTTGTTCCCGCCAGCATTGGTTGACCCTCTCGGTCACAATATTGCACCCGACATAAATGTGTCCGGTCACGATTCTGGCGTGACCGGACACAATTTCTTATCTCTGACATTACAAGGCTATCGTCTTGTCGCCTTGGGTGAGCCAGCACTCTGCCTCTCCCTTGAATGTTCCGCCGCACCCTTCTGGCAATGCGCAGTCGCAGTTCGGGCAGATCTGCTGATTCAGCTCGGCTTCCTGTTCCAGCCAGCGCTCCCAGTCCAGCCGGATCAGGGTGCTGATGTACTCGTCGGCGGAGTAGGGCTCACCGCTGCCAGCCCTAGCAATGCGCAGGGTTTCCAGCTGTTGGCGCTCCCGTTCGGAAAGCGCCACTTCCACCCGCTTGATGCCGAGAGCGGCTTGCCTGGCCCGTTGGTCCTGCTTGCGTTTGGTGGCGGTGGTCATGCTCCCTCCTTCATCCCGAACACCACAAAGCCCTGCTGCTGGGCGTAGTCTGTGATAAAGGTGATCTGGCGTGTGACGCGGCGGCTTGTGTAGCGTTTTCCGTCCCACTCGTTGAGGGTGACGGTGTCACCCTCTTGAAAGTTGCGATCAGAGTTGTCGCGGATCTCGAACGGCTTGGCGCCGTCCAGTACCGGCTGGAAGTAGCGCGGCAGGATTTTCAGTTCGTGGTGCATGCCGTGCCCTCCCTTAACACCATGGCATCCTCTTTGGCCCATGCCCGCCAGCTGGAGATGGTTGCCTCCTTCGCCTGCTCGAGATGCGTCTGACCAGGGTGTTCGTATAGCACATGGGTCACCGTGCCGCGGTCGTTCTGCTTGATGGCTGTCACTTCCCTGGTACTACCGAATCTGGTGATCACATCACCCGGTACCGGATGTTTGCGGGGGTCTCTCATGATTGAGCTCCTGTCTCGATTTGACGGTGGTCAGCCACTACCTGGTACAGGGCTGGCTGATAAATAGGGTTGAGCCGTTCGGCGGCGCCCGGATTGGCGCGGTCGATGGCACTGCCCGGTGCGATAAAGAGGGTGCGGCCGGTGACGGCGCACCGGATGGTGCCGCTCTGGTCTATGGCCACGGGGGGCCGTCCACCCACGATATGGCGGCGGCCAATAGGGCGGCCATCAGCGGAGTGCACCGGCACGGTGGGGCGATGGGCCTTGGCCTGATATGGGTTTGGCACCTCTGTGGCGATGGCCGGCAGGGCCAGTTTCGCGGCGTGAGGATGGCGGCGGCGCAGAATGGCGCAGGCCACGGCCTGCTGTTTGCCCTTGAGCATCCCCACCCACTGGCTGATCTCGTTGGCTGGCCAGCGCTGCTGCAGGATGCAGGTCACCCGATTATCCAGGCGGCGATACTCTTCGCGGCTGACGGTCTGTTTGCTACTCATGTTCATGCCCACTCCTCGCTGTAGTCGTTCTGCTCCTGCATCCACTCCGGCGTATCCAGCCCTTCCAGCACGCGCCACATCTCGGACTGATAGGGCTGCGGCAGCATCTCTATCCAGCGGTGCGCCCCGGCGTGGCCCTGCGCCTGGTAGACCTTGCCGCACAGCTCAACCAGCGTCGGCCAGTCCTGGTCCCCGTCCGGTATCGCGTACTCATCCGGCTGGCCCTGTTCGTCTGACTGCTGGCCTTCTGGCTGCCAATCCGGCTCGTTCGGGATCGCCCTGCTCGACTGCACCTGGCCGTTCTCCAGCCAGAGGGTGAAGCCGTCCGCGCTGACGCTGGCGCCTGCCCGTAAACGCCCGATGGAGAAGGGAGATAAACCCCATTGCTCTGCCATCAACTGATCCGCGAATGCCTCAGGATCCGGCTGCGTACAGTTATTGTCAGAGCTCCAAGGTGCCGGGCTGTCGCCCGTCTTAACCCCAACACCCCCCACCGAAGCCCCGGCGGCCTTGGCGGCCTCAAAGGTGCCTGCTGGCACAACTTCCCACCCTTGCAGGCGGGTCTTGATACCCAGGCGAGCGGTGTGCAACCCCATCAGGCGCTTGATGTCTTCGCCGTAGCTGTTGGCCTGCTCTTCGATGAGGTGGGCCAGCTTGATGGGGTGCTCGGCACGGGTGGCCAGTGCGCCGCCCATGGCTTCGAGGTAGCAGCGAAAGATGGCGTTATCGGCGGCATAGCGGGCCGCCTCAAAGCGCGGGTCTTGCAGCACGGGCTTGGGTGGCCCCACCAGATCGCCGTTCTTCTTGGCGTTGCTGATGCGGCGCAGCTCGCGCCATACCCCGACAGGTGCGCCGCCAATCTGCTGGAAGGTGCGGATCCCCCACCAACTGGCCCATGCGCACGCATGCAGCGCGCCTTGGTCGGCTGGGGTGTTAGCCTCTTCGTCGTCACCGACATAGGCGCCATCGATGTTCTTGGCGATGTACTTGGCGAGATAGCCGGTTGCATCGCCCTTGGCTGGGTCGATCATCTTCCAGTCGAACCGGGGCGTGATATCGGTAAAGGTGGGGGCAGCCATGGGGACCCGCACCAGCTCGTCCTTGTCGTCTGTCAGCGCGTAGTGCTGCAGGGTGCTGATCACCGCATTGCGGTCTGACGGGCGCATAAATAGCAGCATGTGCCAGTGCGGGGTGCCGTCATGGTGAGGCTCGCATACCCGAAAGCCGTAGACAGGTAACTCATTGCGCTTGAGTGAGGCGCGGGTCAGGCTCCACAGCTTGGCCAGATAGGCGCAGGTGTCGCGCGGGGTGGCGCCCTGGTACTTGTCGTTTTCGATGGTCTTGCCGTTGCGGCCGGTCTTCCAGGTGTGAAAGCGGCTCGGCGCCGTCCAGGTGAAGAACACCCCCACATGGCCCTGTTGCTCGGCGTAGTCTTCAAACCCGCGCATGCGGGTCATCATCTCGTTGCGACGGTTGACCGGGTTGGAGATGCTGGCTTCCCAGCAATCTTTCATCGAGATAACCAGGTCGTGCTGCTCGTTCATCACCTCCGACTCGGCCAGCCAGCGCATCATGGCCCGCTTGCGCTCGCGTACCACCTTCATGGTGGCGTTCGAGACGTAGGCAGAGACCCCCTTGCGCACCTTGCCCAGCAGAATGGCGATGTGCTCTTGCAGTCGATCCCAGCAGCGGTTGATGCGCCTTTCCCACCACTTGGCAGATAGCAGGCGCACCATCACGCCCAGGATCCAGTTATCCCGCGCCTCTCTGGTTTTGAACTCCGGCATCTGGCCGACGAACCCCCACTGGTCGGCAGGCTGCTTGATGGCTTCCCATGTCTCCATCAGATCCAGCTCACCGGCGGCGGAGTTCTGCTCGATGTTCTTCCAGATAGCGGCCGTCTGGTTGGCGAACTGGTGGGCGACCCGCTTGCGGCCGTCATCATCGCGCAAGTGGTGGGCATCGACCGGCAGCGCCATCACCAGAGAGCGAACCCACTTCACCCGTTCCCGCAGCCAGATGTTGGCGCTGCGGCAGTTGCGGGCAGTGCCATCTTTGCGGCGGCGCACGTACTGCTTGAACAGCACCTGGGTGAACTGCATGGAGAGGCCATCGAGCAGCTGCACCGCCCAGACCAGATCGGATTCACCATGGGCACCGACAAAGGCGGCCTCCAGCTTGGTGCCTGGCATGGCATTGGCGAGGGCATCGATACGGGCCTTGAGGGTCTTCTTGGATAGCGGCAGCTGGTTGCGCTTTGGCGTCGGCAGACGGCTGATGGCAAAACCAAGATGGCCAGCCTCGGCGGCTGGCCCTGTGTTGTTCTGGTTGGTCATTGGAGATTTTTACCCGGAGTCGTGATGGTGTGTCTTTTCATGCCGCCACCTCCTGCGCATCTGCGCACATCTCAGGCAAGTTGGCGCGCACTAGGGCAGCAGCCAGTGGCGGGCACACGGCATTGCCGCAGCGGGCAACTTGCGCGGTTTTGGTGAACTTCTTGCCGGTGGCGTCGTGGTCGATCACGTAATCGGCGGGGAACCCCTGCGCTGCGAACAGCTCATGGGGCTCCAGCATCCGCATGCCGATATCGACAACCTGGTAATCCTCGCCGCGCACGGTGACCAGACCGAATCGGTCCCGGGTGGTCACGGTATGCAGTGGCTCAGAGCATGGGATGGTTGAGTCGGTGCCGTAATACTTGAGCAGGAAGGCCCGAACCTCACCGATATGCAGCCCGCCGGCGGTGACGGTGGGCATGGGCTCAGTTACCGGCTGGCCGTGCTGGCAGGTGCCACGCAGTTTTACCAGGTGGCTGGTAACCAGCGCATTGTGGTCAACGGTGGTCACGGTCGGCAGCGGCTGGGTCAGCTCGGCACCCACGACGCCTGTGTAATGCTTGGCCAGGAAGGCAGACACCAGGGCAAAGTGACCGCCCTTCACCTGGGCGCAGATGGTGCGAAGCGGCTCATCTGCCGGCATGTTGCGCTGATTGCTGGCGTTGGCGAACTCGGTGATGAAGGGGGCAAGTGTCGGAACGCAAATAGCCCCTTGCGACCCTTGCGCCGTAACAGTCCAAAGTGGCAG